TATTATTGACAACCAGAATGCAGGTGTGAGAAGCATCCTTGACTACCTTTGCCAGGACAAGATTGCTACCTTGCAGGCTGAGAACAATGATCTCCGCAGAGCTGCTTCGCAGGATCGCCAGAGTGCACTGCTCACCACGGCAATGGCTGCGCAGACCAATCAGATTATTGACGCTGTAAGACCTACTCCAGTACCGTCTTTCCCAGCATCTAATCTCTATGGCTATGCTTACGGATGCGGATGCAATAGCGGTTGCAGCTGCTGACAAAATTAAATATCAGTATCTTAACCAAAACGGTTATGTCTGCTAACTAATGCAGTATTACTATCAGCAAAGGGGCAGACTCAAAATAGAGCCTGTCCCTTATTTTAAGGAGGTATCAAATGGCAGAATATGTTGCAGTCGCGACACAGGAAGTTGCGGCAAATGAAAATGTAACTTTTACAAACACATCTGTTAAGGGTTCAAACTGCATACAGCACCGTGAAGGCAGTGGGATCATTACTCTTAGAGGTCTTACGAATCAGTGCCAGGCACGGTTTTTTGTAAACTTCTCCGCAAATATAGCTCTTCCAGCCGGTGGAACTGCGGCTCCTATATCATTAGCCGTTGCTATCAGTGGTGAGCCAGTGCCTGCTTCCAAAATGATTTCAACACCAGCTGCAGTATCTCAATTCAACAATGTGTCCTCAGGCATTTTTATCAGTGTTCCACGTGGCTGCTGCGTAAATATTGCAGTTGAGAATACAAGTGGCGTTGCTATTGAGGTTGCCAATGCAAACCTTATAGTGAATAGAGTTGCTTGATTGGAGGTAGACTATGCATAAATGGGCTAAAGAGATTTTAGAATGTGTCAAAGAAAAAGCTAAAGCTATCGGAATTGATAATTTCGAAGGTCAGAATCTTGATGATTTAAAAGATTGGACCGAAATTGTTAAGAACATTGCTTGCTTTGATAAAGATTATCGCATCGTTGAGGCAATGGATAAGCTGCAAAACGATGATGAAATCATGGAAATGGTTGAGCAATACGGTGATTACCCGTCACGCCGCTATTACGACCGCTACAGATACGCTAACGGCAGATTTGCCCCAAAGGGTAGAGGGACAAGGACCACAGGCAGACGCGGTTATGACGAACCACCTTATTGGCACATGACACCAGAAATGTATTATGAATGGGCTGATATGCCAGAAGAAGAGCGTATGCGTGATCTTGATAGACTCCGCTTTGGGCGCATGTACTACTCTGACCCACGTAGAGGCTCCCAAATGCCGTCAGATGGTAGAAGCGTAGAAGATATGGGAATGAAGTCAGAAAGCCGATATGACCGTGCTAGAAGGTCATACAGTGAGACTAAGGACATGCACAAAGCTAACACTAAAGAAGATAATGACGCAAACATGCGAGGGCTTGAGTCCTTGCTGGCCGTAATTGACGAAGATCTTAAAGAGATCATGCCAGGGCTTTCAGCTTCCGAAAAAACAATGATGAAAACCAAGATGACAAACTGGGTACAGCGTATATAATCAATGGTACAGCCGGGGGCAGATGCTCCCGGTTTTATTTCAATTGCGCACTTGTTATAAATGTGCTATAATGGGGGTATCAAATGTTTTTTACAGTAAATAACAACACTTGGCAAGTTTGCTTTGTAAATCCTGGTGATCCACAGTTGCAGCGCAGTGATGGAACATATACTCTCGGTGTAACCGACAACAATTTAAAGACTGTCTTTATGTGCAATGATCTGCCAAGCCAGATGATCGATAAAGTGCTATGCCATGAGCTGACACACGTTCATGCAATGGAATATGGATACTCTATCCCGATTGAAACAGAGGAAATTGTCGCAGACTTTATAAGTCTTTTTGGCAGGAGTATAGTAAATGTTGCAGACGAACTTATATATCAGCTTTTAGGAAACAATACAACTAGGTACTGTGCATAAAATAAAGATCACAATACACGCACGACTTTAGGCAATGTGCCAGAAAGGAAGGCAGATGTACACAAAGATTCACACGCAAAAAGACGTTCTCCGTGAGCGATATCTTTATCAATCCGAACTTACTCCACTGGGATTTCCAAAACTGCTCCCAGTACACGCTTCTCTGAGTGGGCTTAATGCAGTATCATTTTGTGAGGCGGTGAAAGAAAAAAATCCGAAGAAGGCGCTTTGCCACTTTTTTATTGACGACACACGGTTCGAGCCATTATGGAATCAGCCACAAAAGTATCTTCCGACACTCGAAAATTTTAAATACATCTGTGCTCCTGACTTCTCATTCTATGACTCTATGCCAAAGGTCATGCAGCTGCATCAAGTGTATAGAAGTCGTGCCCTGGCATGGTGGCTATTTATGAATGGCTGTAACGTCATCCCAACTGTAGGTTGGGGAAATGCAGAGACGTTTGATTTTTGCTTTGAAGGGCTGCCAGAAGAGAGTACGCTGGCAATCAGTACAAACGGCTGTTTTGCCGATCAAGGCAAGGAGTGTTATCGACAGGGCTTCAAAGAAATGTGTTCCCGACTCCATCCTGCAGAAATTTTAGTCGTTGGCCGCCCAATTGATGTGGACACAGACGTAAAAATCACGTATCGAGAATCGTTTGGACAGCAGCTTACGAGAAAGTTGAGGGGATGATATGGGTAGTAGAAGTGGAAAAAAACATGAAATCAGCATAATAACCTATGTTGGCAGTTTGAAGCGCATCAGAACCGAGGAAACTGTCGGAAATATCACAGTCATAAGAACCGAATACAAACAGCAGAAGCAGAAGAAACGCCGTAAGAAAAGCCGATAGATTTTGACATTATTTTACAGTAAAATAATGTATAATAATGTAAAGTAATGTAAAATACTGTCAAGAACTGTAAAATAATAGGGATAGATTTGACTCTATCCCTACTTTTTATTATGTTTTTTTTCTATGTCTCTTTCCGATTTCTTTTAGCTCATCTTCCCATCCCTGATGACTCTTTATGTATTCACCAAAGAGCTTTTTTTCAGCCTCTTTGCGTGCTGATGCTGCCTCTTCCAGACTAACATATACTCCCAAATGATATTGTTTATGTCTAAATGTTATATATGCTCTATAGCTTCCGTCTTTTTGAAGTGAAACCCCGTTTACTTTTGTACTAGAATTTTTGTTGACAGTTCCATTTTCTCTTGATCTAATGCTTGGCAAGCAAGAGCCATCCACATAGCAGCTTTTCTGCATTTCTTTCAAAAAGTCCCCATTATTACGGTTACAATTTACACACATATAATTTTTTTTCAATCTGGACAACTGGGTTTCTGTTTCTTTTCCGCAAACTGGGCATATAGCTTTGCAATAAAAAACATTCTCCCCCTTTTTCTTAAAAATACTTACAATTTTAAATCCATTGATACTAGTTCCGACTTTTTTCTGTGCAATTCTCAAGTTGGTTTCGGATATTTTTTTAGAGGTAGTTTTTACATGCTCCTTATTGCACCCACAAGATTTAGATTTACCTGCTAATAGCATACGACTATATACGTTTCTAACTGTCCCACAGTCACATTTGCATAGAACTGAATACGGTCTACTTGATTCACCAATCACCTTCCACATTCCGAAACGATCACCAGTCTTAACAGAAGATTCTTTTCGTCTGGCTTTTAAGTATTCCTTATTGCATCCACAAGATTTAGAATCACCAGCGCAAAGAGATCTGTTGCTTACATCTCTAATCGTACCGCAAGTACATCTACACTTTGAGTAATAGGGCTTGCTGCCTTGCCCTATTACTTCCCATTGCCCAAAAACATCGCCTATCTGAATATTATATTTACCAGTCATTCATCTTCACCCCCTCTCTCAATTTTCTGCTTTTGAATCACTTCCAGTGCCATTTTCACATCCTTTTCGGTCTTTTCAATTAGTAATTCTTACATTCTCCAGCCTTTATTTACGGTCAGGAGTTATTTGACACGTCTTACTTTCTTTAAGTATGTTTTTTATATACCTTTCCACTATTTTCTCTTCATCCGCTGTTAAATCAATTTCTTTAACAGATTTTAAATTGTCACGCATTACTTGATTTGCCCATTGTGGTCCCTCAAAGCACAGACATTGAAGCGTATGCAGTATTTTTTGCGACGCTATGTAACCAGGTGCAAGGGCCGGCATTCCTTTCAACATAATACTACGAGATGACGCAATAAAAAGTTTTGCCCCATCACCTGCAAATCTAATACCCTTCGGATAAGTCACAGGAATAAAATCATTATTTCCTGTAATACTACACATTCCATTCGGTTCCAAACTGCGAAGATAATAGTCTTTCCATTGCTTGTTTTGCCCGTCTCCTGATCGAAGAAGATTCAAGCAATATTTTTCATATTCTCCATTAAAACTTGCTCTTATCAATTCTTCCTGCGGAGCCATTACAAAACAAACAACAGTTTTTTCTTCTGGATAAGGAATCTTTTTTAGAAATCCTTGTAAAACATCCCTCATCAATCCTTTTTGAACAAATCTGTATACTGATTTTGCCAATTTGTCATCTACTTCAGAAATGTAGGCTTCTAATTGTTCCATATATTTATCGTGTTTTTCTTTGTTATAGTCTGCCGACAAATATTGCATATTGTCATGAATCGGATGTGGATTGTTTCCACTTGTCCTTGATTCAGATTCAATGGTGCACGGAATAGTAAAGCGGTCTTTACCGTTTAACATCGCCCCTATGTAATTTCCATTTTCATCGAGCAATACCTTTATATGTGGTAAAATTCTTGTATGGGCTATTGGGATAATATCCTCAACACCCATATTTTCATACACTTTCAGCAAATTTTCCCAATTCATATTTGCCCTTCCTTTCTTTGTCAATATGCACTATTGCAAAATAACAGTACATATGTGTGTTTCAAATATTATACAAAAAGTTCTTGACTTTTTCAAGTCATTATGCTACTTTAAAAATAAAGAGGATGCTTCTTCCGGCTTCGGTCGTCACAGGCAGCAAACCGTCTGTGTGGATTGAAATGAAATTGTAATTGTACGTGTGAGTACAGAGGAGCGGCAAGTGTTATGCTTGCCGTTTTTTCACTCCTTAACGATTGCGTTGACCGCAACAATACCGCCCTTCTTAATCTGCTTAAACATGTTTTATGTTCTCCTATCAAACGCTCCCAAAATACAGTGCAACCGCCATACCGCCGAATATCAGCACGCCGAGTAGCAAGTCACCAATGCCCTTTGCTACTGCATCAAGTGTTTTTCCGTACTTTCCTTTTTCAATCGTTGTCTTGAATCCTCTTGACTTTTGACAGAGAATGGCACGCTCTGCACTGCTGCGCATCTTCTCAATCTGCAGGTTTGGTTCCCAGATTACCCTCATCTTATCACCTCTTTCCGTTTCACGCAACCTTTTCGATAGTAACAACCGCTAATGTCGGCGCTTCGTATCTGAAAAAATCGGCTGCATTTTTAAACTGTGAATCCATCACTGGGATATACTCGCCTGGGTAGATATGAGCTGTAGAAAACTGAATGCAGCCCGGATTCTTTACGGATGCGTGCAGTATGCGTTGCTCTGTGTATGTCTTGCCACCAATCTCGTGTTGTACTTCCCAGTGTGCCACCACACCTGGAGCTTTTACCGCCTCAAATACTTGCGCCCATGACACAAGAGCCACAGCATTAAGGCTTGCAATCTCTTTCTTAAGCTTCTCCAGCTCATCACCGTGAGCCTTGAAAAGCTTTATATGCAGCTCTCGCGGCGCGGCGCTGATAGATACTGTCTGTAAAATCATTGTTTTAACCTCTCTTTTAGCTTTCTTTATTCCCCTGATCAGGAGAGAAGAGCGTGCCCGGAATCGAACCAGAATCACCCCAGGATAAGCCGCACCAGCAGCCGCGCTTTTTTGCTTCATTATCTTTCCCAACGGGCGCGCTCGATATCCTGTTCAAAAATAACGCCTGTCTTTTCTTTTTTGAGCTGTTCAAAGTGTTCTATAGCTTTCTTGCGTTCCTTGCCTTCGTATCGTACAACCTCGGTTAGATCTTCGTAGCCATCTACCAGATTAACTGTGTAAAACTGGATGAAGTAAAACACTTTTCCTCCATACTTTTTTTCACGGTACAACTTTATTTTTTGCTTGGTTGGGGCCGCTGTAATATAGTTGTATCTTTCAGTTAATGCGACGCGGTAAGCTTTCAGTTCTTCCATGACTTCTTCCAGATCTTCAAGCGTTCTTTCGACATGGTTAAAACTGTTCAATATGGTTTTGACTGTGTGTAGCGTTTCCGGGTGTCTCTCATAGATATATATTTTCTTGTCGCTCGTCTTTTCGGCGTTTCCGTAACGCGCAAATAGCTTGTTGAGCAGCTGCTTGTTTTTATCCGCGCAGGTGTCGCGTTCTGGACACCTGCAGCAGTTCTTTTCACATCCTGTCATGCCGTTTTACCTCCTAGAATCTCTGTTGGATCAGTTCGGAAGATAAACGCATGTTTGAATTTGCTATAATATCCACCGTGCCTTTTCATCTTTTCGTTTTCTGCAATATATTGTTCTTTGCTCAGGCTCTCAGAAACTCTTACAAGCCACAGGTCAGAACCATCACGGGTATCTTCTCCGCGTGTAATTTTATACGTATATTTTGCTTCCTTGGCTTTTTCCTCAACCTGTTCTGCCTTTTCTTCCTTTTTTGGCTTTTCGCTTGCCTTTGGCTTAACTTCTTTTTTCTGATTTTTGATTCTTGGTGTCTTAGGCACGATTTTTATATATTTTCCATGGTCTTGGCAGCAACCAAAATAGTAGAAGTTAACGTCAAAATAGTCTATCATTCCGTCACTGTCGTTATAATTATAAGAATTAACAAAAGCATCAACATCATTAATTACTGCTTTTGTAATATCGTTTAAAACATTTTTTCCGGAACTTTCAGATTCTTCAATAACTTTTCTTTTTTCTTCTTTTGAAGCATTTAAAAATTTTAAACGTTCATCAATTACATAATCCCACGGATAAAGGCATTTGGAAATTTTTGAAAAATCATCGCTTGTAAGTTCGTCAAACGGCTTGTAAATTTCAATAGGGCTTTCCAAAATGTCAACGTGCAATTCCTGGCACATAGACGCGTAAGAAGTGCGCACGCTAAACTTGTAAAGCGGATATTTTTCCTTGATATATGTACGGACAATTTTTGCAATCTCTTTCAGCGAAAGATTACCATTGTAGTTACTTCCAGCCCAGCCATAAGCGGTATAAAATTCAAAACGGGTATCTTCTGCAGTTTCTGCTACTTTTTTGCCAGTTTCCTTTTCTTCCTTATCTTTCCAGATTGCAAAAAGAGCGTCATATTCAGCGTTAATTTCCTTCATAACCTCGGCGTCTCCGCCGTTATCTGGATGATTTGCTTTTAAAAGAGTCTTAAATTGTGATTTAAGATCACTATATGATTTTACTTTTTTAAAATATTTAGCCATTGTTTCTAACCTCCATTTTTTCTTTATAAACGCAGCCACTGTAAATCTTATTTTTTTCTCCTCTACATCCATTCAAAAATTTCTTGCAGTTATAGCACATGGAATTATATGTCTGATTATCAGCTTTTCTTTTTGCACTTCCTGCAGTCTCGGTTAAATATGTTTCTTCGCTTACGGCTGATTCTTCTGCTTCTTTGCCTTTGGTTTCTTCAGCTTCTGCTGTTTCTGAGGTTTCTGCTGTTTCTGTTGATAATGTAACAACCAAATCATAAATTTTATTTATTATTTTGTACATAGATTCTTTCTGTGTCTCACGGTCTGAAATGATGTATTCAATCACGTCATTACTTCCCTCAACATAATATACAACAGTATCAGTATCATTGTGAGCGGCAACAAAACAATAACGTCCTTCAATGTGAAAATTTAACTTGATATAAGAAATATAATAATCCTTATATTCTGTAATCTTTGTAATAATATCATTGTGCTGATTCTTTAAAATTTTGTCTAATGTGTTGATATAACGTCTTGCTGATTTTACTAGCATTTCATTCTCCTATTCTTCAAGTCTTTCCTTGATGCCTTTGTTTTTTGTTTCTGACTGTATTATATAACAACGTACGTGTATATTCAATAGTAATTCTGTATAAATGTACGTGTATATTTTTGTGCATTATGTACGTGTATATTTTTATTTTTATAGTGTATAATTATGTTAGAGGTGGAAAAGGGGCCTCTATAATATATGGAAAGGAAAGAAAAACCTATGGCAATATCAGACGCACACAAGCAAGCTACTATAAGATATGCAAGCAAGACTTATAAGCGCGTACCGCTCGATTTGCGGCACGAAGACTACACCAGACTACAAGAGGCGGCAGCGGCTACAAGCCTATCAGTCAACGGCTACATAAAAGCCGCAATAGCCGAAAAAATCAGCCGCGATAGCATCCGATCAGCGGCAGAGGATGCAGAAGGACCTGCAGCACCTGTGGTAGATCCGGAGCCGTCCAGCCAGAAGACCAAGAACCATACACCAGACCCGGAAGCGGTAGACCTGCAAAGGCTCTTGACTGATGCACGGTATCAGCTTGATATCATGGATATATACGGCCAGGAGCAGACGCAGCGCTTACTTGATCAGGCACGGAGCAAATAAAAAGGTGGGCATTTTCGCCCACCTTATTTTTTATGCTAGCTCTTTTTGTGCTGTTCCTGTATAGCTCTGTGAGCCGTACTTAAGTCTAATTGTTGCCATATCTGCACCGCCGCGGCGACCGTGCCAACCTTCTTTTTCTTCTCTCCAGTACCACATTTTTTTCTTGCTTGAGAAGAAGCATCCGGCCGCCTTGATGATATCTTTCACCGGGTAAGTATCACCAGATACCCAAACCCAGGAACCGCAAATCTCTATAGTGATGCCTGCAAGCCCTGCCAACTTTTCAAGTACGGCACGCATTGCATCAGTAACACCATCACCAGATGCAGAAGGACCTGCAGCACCTGCGGCGCTCTTTGCGCTCTCTGTGCTATCCTTTGGAAGTACCTTAAAAAGTTTGTCATACTCTGCGTTGATCTCCTGCATGATTTCAACGCTACCGCCATTGTCTGGGTGGTACTGCTTAAGCAGTTCTTTATACTTTTTGCGTAACTCCTGTACATCCTTCACACCTTCAAAAAATCTTCTTGTCATATCTTTTTACCTTCCTTTTTTCTTTTTTATATTTTGTTGTCAAAGTGCTTTGTTTCTTTGCTATGCCTATATAGTAGCACGCTTTAGCGTGTATGTCAAGTACTTTTTACACGTTTTAGCGTGTATTTTTTACTTGACTTTTTGCGCTGCAGAAGCTACTATATATATGTAAGCATTTGATCACGAGGAGGTATAAAAGTTGTTACAATACAAAATTGATGTGCTAGAAGCATTAAAAGAGGTAGGAGTTACTTTTTCAAGCTGTCGCAAGAGCAAAATCTTTTCTCAAGCCACGCTTTCACGCTTTCGCAAGGGAGATGCAAGCATTGACGCAGAGACTTTAAACCGTCTTTGCTGCATCCTGGAGTTGCAGCCGCGCGACTTGATCCGCTATACAGAGGAGCCGGCAGACACTGCATTATATAAGGAAGTGCACGAGCTGAAAAAAAGTTAAAAAATCTTTTGAAAGCCTCTTGACATACACGCTAAAGCGTGCTATACTAAAGGCACAAAGAGAGAAAGGAAGCCCCAAAGGGCAAAGGTAAAAAGATATGAAGAAGGAGCAGTATACAACAAAATTTTATGAGGACAACGGTGGCGGTATCCAGGCAGTGACACGCGATGAAAGCGGCAAGGTTGTAAACGTTCTCAGCGGTTTCGAGGCTGACCCAGGAACAGGGCTGTCAGTTCTGGCAGCAGCTCGCGAAAACTGGCCATATGCAGACCCGTTCGAGTCTTACCAGTGGGGCGGAAAGACTATGAAAGAAGTAGCAGAAGAGCTTGAGGAGATGGAGTATCACCCAGAAATGGGCGATTTGATCGCAGAGACAAAAGCAACGCCAGACCGCTACACAGACGCCCAGTACATCGAATCCGTTGAGTTCAACTGGAGCCGCATGGGTGCTGCAGGACATGAGCTTTTTAAAGATTTAGACGTGCCGGAGGCTGTAGCATATCGCATCAAGTCTAGCAGAGAGTGGAACCCGGACGACTGCCGCCGCCTGTGTGAACTGGCCGACATGGCGAACGAGTACGACAACGCCGACAGTGACACCGTAGAGGACGTAGTAAGCGCAGCAGCTGACAAGCTCGGCGTTGAAATCTGGTAAATATCAAAGCACCCGCCCCGGAGGTTACGAGGGCAGAAAGGAAAATATGAGCGATAAAAAATTGTTTGAGTTAAAACCTGGCGATACATTCCAAGTGGGAGAATGTTTATGTATCTTACTTGAGCATGGCAAAGGAGAGCTTGAAGGTACCACAAAGGTGCTAATCATTGAGAACACTTGGACCACTCAGCCGGTTATGATGGAGCAACCATTTGACGCGCATGAATCTAACTATAAGCTTTCCGAACTTAGAAAAGATATAGAATCATGGGACAACCAGGGATGGATTGAAGACCAAGTTGGAGCCGAAAATCTTGTAGAGCATACCGTAAGCTTAACAACGGTAGATGGACAAGACGACTATGGAGAACTGACCTGCAAGGTCCGCCCGATCACTTTTGACGAGGCTCGACAGTATAACAATTTGATTGCCAGCTCTGACGATGACAGCAGAATTGAAGGTTATTGGACTTGCACTGCCTGGAGTGTACCACGTCGCAGTGGGGAGGATTGCGGAGATTTTGTTGCATCTGTTACTTACAACGGAATGATTGGAGAAAGCAACTCTTGGGATTGTTACGACGTGCGTTTAGTATGTATCCTCAAATCTGATATCAACGTGCGGATTGACTAACCAAAGCACCTGCCCGGCAAGGTTAGAGCCGGGAGAAAGGAAGATAAGTTGAAGCCAAAACAATTAAAACGCAAGATTGAAAAGTTCGTGTTCCAGCATGAACTTTTTCTTGGTGATCATCCTATCACCCCTTACGAGCTAGAGCAGCTTACACAATCCAAAAATACAGCAGAAATTTTATCACTTTTAACAATCTCTTCCGGAGATTGTCTTTCTTGCCTTAAAATCACACCATCACAAGCGCTTTCGATTCCTGCTTGTGATCTTGTCGCCCCATATGCACGCGGAATAGCTTTTTCAAAGCTTGCAGCAGTAACTTACAGGCTCCCAACGCGCCAAGAGTGGGACGAAGTTGTTTCTTTTCTCCGTCAGCAGACACACAATGCAGAAGTTTTAAAAGAAACGTTGATCAACTCGTTTTCAGATGCCGTTGTACAAAAAAATCAAGATCTTTTACCAATCGCGCGTGCAGCTGCCGAGCCTGGCGATGCTCGCCCAGATAATGACCTTTTGTCAGAGTGGTTCGCAGAGTCCGACAACTATACAAAGCGTTTAAAACAGTATGTTTATAGTTATATTACAGAATAGTTTCTAAGGCAATCCAAAAGTGGATTGTCTTTTTTATGTTTTCTGACTTTTAAATTGTTATATTCAATTTGTGCAACTTGTACTTTTAAAAATATTTAACTTGATTTATACCTCATATTGTTGTATTATGTAATCAAGCTACTATATATAGTATTTATATGTAGCCTAGATATGGATATATAGAGTATATAGCCCATGATCGAAAAAGATTCCAAGCTGTGCTAAAACACGGTGCTTCTTTTTCTGGTCGTGGGCTTTTTCTTTTCCCCAGGCCTACAGCTTTTCCGTGTCGCTTCCTTATATATAATATATACAGTATATATATTTACTGTATATGTATATGGTATATATATTCAATATATTATCGGTATATTTAATATATTATCAGTGTATTTATATTATATTTATAATTATATGGTATATGTGTATATAACATCTGTATATGTATAGTATATATAATATATTATCTGATAATATATATTAAGTATGTCTGTATAAGGTATATATGTAAAGTACATATAAGGTGAGTATGTATAGTATATCTCTATGTACTGTATAGGTATAAGTATATGTATATCTGTATGTACAGTATATAGATATCTGGTAAGTAGGTATGTGTATAGTGTATCTAAGTATATACAGATACAGAGTGCAGGAGCTGACGACACAGTGCAAGATAAGAGATACACAGACAGGCGGCAGATGAGGACGGCACACAGTCAGGACAGGCAACTAGGACGGACATAGACGAGAGCTGGACACGATGAGCACACACAGAAGGGCGCTAGAAAGGCACAGAAGGTGGCTAGAAGGGAAAGATAAAAGACTAAGGTATAGAGGTATATGTCCCACACAAAAAGGAGGTGATTTGATGCCAAGTGGAGAACGCACACCCAGTTTAAAAAAGGTTGCGGCCAGTATGACAGGTACAGAGATCAATGATGTGTTGAGTGCTGGCATTAGCTCTTATCACAAGGGCTTCGCAGTATATCCGGACACAGCCGAAGGCCTAGCAGCGTTTAGGCGAGACAGTGAATCTTACCTGACCTACTGCCGAGACAAGAACGAAGCCGCAGCGCTAGGGCTTGCAAGCCCGGTTGTTCCTGATATTGAGTCATGGGCCTCTTATTTGGGCACAACGCGAAGAACCATAGCCAGATATGAAAAGGGGCGTGATGAAGAGTGGAAGCAAGCCATTTCAGCCGTTAAGGAGATTATAACAGCTTGCAAAAAGCAGCTTGCCTTTGTCGGTAAGATGTCACCAGTACTTGCAATTTTTGATCTTACTAACAACAGTGATTACGTCAACTCCTCGGAGTTCCGGTTATCAGCCGAGGCAGCACCGGAAGCCAAGCAGATTACAGCAGAGGAGTGGGAAAAAGTCATTGATGCAGAGCCAGAAGCCCCGAAACTATCCGATTTTAAGTTGTCTGACGATTCAAATTAAGATCAGTCAAGGCTTCTTGATCTGTGTTAATCTCTAGGGCGGTATAGAGTACGTATAATGTTTGTTA